CCCAGAGGAGAAATTTGCCGAGCGATTTGGGGTGCCCAGAACTGAAAAGTAGGGCGACGAGCTTGCCAGCGGGTCTTCAGCCGCCGTCAGGCGCGTTCAAGTTTTAAGGAAGCGACGTATCCTCGATCGGTGACCGTGTGCGCAACCTCGCCGATCAGCCAAGGCGTGGCGTCGATCTCGGCCTTAAATCCGCGCACCGAGACCTTCAGCTCGGGCATCAGATCCGCACGACCGAGGGCTAGAGTATAGTCGAAGGTAACGGGCTGGCGATCGGAGCGGCCTTGAGCCGACTTTGCCGCCGCCCGCGCCTGCGCCTCGGTCGCGTAGGTCCGCGCAAGCTTTCTTGCTCCATCCGCCTTGCCGACGGTGACCTGCTTCTTCTTGGCGCCCTTGCGATCGTGCCAGGAAGCCGTCACGCCGCCGGTCTGCTCGCGGCGGGCGAGGCGATAACTGTGCTGATCGCCGTCGCGGCGCTCGATCACGATAGATGCTAGCGCCTTGCCCGACGGGCTGGTGCCAGTGCCGATGGGATTGAAGATCAGAGCGCCGCGCTTGATGGTGGCGACGGCGTCGTGCTCGCGGCCGAGGCGGCGCAGAAGGGCCATATCGCTTTCCCGGCTCTGCACGACCGCGGGCAGGGAAATCGACGCCAGGGACGCGGCGCACCGCGCCTGCAGGCCATTGCGACCGGCGATCTCCCGAATGACGGCGCCTAGAGTCGTATTCCGCCAGCTCTTTTCGCGGCGCGTCTTCAGCTCGCTGGTGAAGTCGGCGGACTTAGCCCGGATCACGACCTGGTCTGGCGTGCCCTTATGCTCGACCTCGTCTACCTTGAAGCTGCCCTTGTCGATCAGTCCCGGCGTGACGCCGGCGCCCTGCTTCCAGCCGAGCTGCAGAGTCAGAACCGCGTCTGTGGGCGGGAGCGCGAGGCGGCCGTCCGAATCGTCGAGCACGATCTCCAGCTGATCGGCTTCGTCGCCGCGCTTCTCGCTGAGAGTGAGTGAGACGAGCCGAGGGCGGATCGACGGGCTAAGGTCCCGGCCAGCAAGGGTCAGCCGAAAGTCGGGAATGTTCGCCTTCACGCGCCGTCCTCATCGACGCGCAGGAGATCGAGGACGAAGTCGATCCGGCGGGGCGTACCGTCCTCGAGTAGAAATTTGTGGCGTTCGTCGATGCCCGTGATGACGAAGGTGCCGAAGACAAGGCCCGCGCCGTCCACCAGCGGCCAGGTCTCGCCAGCGTTCGCCATTTCGCGCAGCTCATCGAGCGAGGCCCGGCCAAGCGACAGCTCGGCATAGGCGCTGCCGCTCAGAGAGATCGTCTCTTCGCCCGGCCCGACGAACTGGACAGCGTCGCGCGCGCCGACGCGGCCGCTGCGCGCGTGCCGCCAATCGGTGCGGCGCTGCAGCTCGTCGTGCGCCAGCGTAGGCATGTGGAAAGGGAACATTCCGAGCGACATGAGGATCATGCGCGATCATCCCAATCCGGGAAGTCCGCGAAGCTGGCATTGCGGTTTGAGGCCTCGCGGCGCCGCTCGGCGGCGAGAACTCGCCTCACCTCCTCTGCAATGTCGCTTGGCCGCTGTTCCTTCGTGGCGAAGACCTGGATCGTGATCACGTCGCCCTGTCCGACTGCAGATCCTGCCCTCCCCTGTGCGGCGGGCGCGCCTGCCCCCCTTGTGGGTGTCGCCGGCGCGATAACCGAAGCGACTTCTCCAGACAGCGCCACGGTTGGGGCGATCGAGGGTGCTGACATGCCAGCGACAAGAGCAGCAGAGAGGCCGGCGATGCGACGGACAGGTGCGCCTGAGCCACGATCGATGCCCTGAGTGAGCCCCTCCATCATGAAGCCACCAAGACCTGCGAAGACGCGACTAGGCGAGTGAATACCGAGCTTGGCCTTGAACCAGCCAATGACGCTAGCGCCAACGTTGCCGATCGCGCTCTTCACCCAGCCCAACGCTCCCATGATGCCGTTCACCAAACCCATAAGCAGGGCCCTTCCTGCATTGGCAAACAGCGACGCGAGCGCTGCGATGCTGCTCGCTCCAATGGCGATGTATTGGACTGCTCCCATGATCGCGCTCTTTATCCCTTCGCCAATCCCAGCGAAGAAACCAGTGATCGACCCCCAATTGGCGTAAATCAGATAAGCGGCTCCCGCGATCAGCCCGATCGCGGCCATGACTGCGAGGGCTATGCCGACAAGGGGGAGAATGCCGATGCCAAGGAACGCGGCCGCAGCACCCAGGGCATAGAAAGGAGCGACGACACCGGCGATGACTATCGCGCCGCCGCCCAAAATCGTAAACAGGGCTGCGAGTACAGCGGCCGTGATCCCGAGCCCTTTGGCGAAGCCGGGGTTCGCCTGCGCCCACTCTCTAAAGCCTTTTCCAGCGCGATTGATCGCGCTCATTACCTTGATAGCAGGCGGCAAAAGCAAGGTTCCGAGCGTGACGCTAAGCTGCATCGCCCCAATATTGTAGGCTTGGGTCTGTTCCGCGGCATCCTTCATTCGCTCGGCGAAGTCCGTATCTACGGTTCCATCCGCCCCGAGCGCCTCAGCGCGGATCCTAAGGTATTCCTCGAGGTTTTGGATGATCGGGCGCAGGCCGGCTTGCACCTGGGCATCTTCGAAGAGAAAGCCCATTTTTGAGAGATCGCCGCCAAGCGTTTTCTTTGTCAGCTCAGCAATAGCCTCAAGCGGCGTCTTGCCCTCGGCATATGCCTTTTTGAGTGCAGCTGGCAGGTCCACCCCGAATTTTTTGAAGGCTTTAATCGTTTGCGGTGAGCTGATCTTCTGCAGCACGTTGGCAACGTTGGTCGCAGCGGCTTCGGAGCTTCCCGCCCCTTTACGCGCTATCTGGAGAGCTGCGGCGAGATCGGCGACGGCGGGAACGCCCTTTTGCCCGAGGGCCTGGCTGGCAGCGGTGAGCGCCGGAAAATGCTGCGCCATGTCCTTCACTTCGAAGGCGCCGCGCTTGCCGGCAGTGGCCATGACGTCGAGAACTTTACCCGTCTGCGCGATCGGCACCTTGAGATTGTCGGCGGCGGCGAAGGTGGCGGCAGACAGATCGGCGATTTCCGCTTTGTAGGCAGTCGATGCACGACTGATCGGCGTGATCATGCCCTCGGCCTGCGCAGGGGTGAAGCCCATGCCGGTGAGGGTTTCCATGCCCTGCTGGATTGCCTCGGGTAGCTGATTGGATCGCTCGGCGACGGTAAGCAGACGGTCGCCCATCCGCGCCGCGGCTTCTCGGGACATGTCCGCCTTTTGCGCGATGTTCGTCATGACCGATTCGAATTCCATCGCATCGCCGATCGCGCCCTTGATCGGCTGCGCCATGGTCTGCCCGGTCCGCATCGCCGAGAAGCCGCCGGCAGCCATGCCGGTGGCGAGGTTCATGCCCCGCCCGAATCGATCACGCGCCGCGCCGAAACGCTGGGCGCGATCGGCGGCAGCGCGCAGGCGGCGGTCCTGCTCGGTCAGCTCCTCGTTGGTGCGGGAGATTTCTGTGCGCAGACGCCTTTCGTCCTGGCCGAGATTACCGGTGGCGACGCCAGCGGCGCCGAGCCGATCGCGGAGCTGCTGCAGGCGCGCGGACTGCTCCGCGAATTCAGCCTTGAGCGTGGCGGATTCGCGCTTCGCCCTGGCGAACTCGGCCGCCAGCTTCTTGGTGGGGGTGTCGGTCGCGGCCATCTGCCGCGCTAGCGCCGCGACGCGCGCCTGTGCCTGCGTCATCTCGGCCTCGGTCGAGCGCAGGCCGGTCTTCAGTTCGCGGAAGCCGTTGATATCGGCCTGGGCGCGATCGAGATCGCGAAGCCGATCGCGGGTGGCCCTCAACTCGCGCGCCGCCTTGGCCGAACCGCCGGCGATCTCGCGCAGGGGCCGCGAAACGCGGTCGCCCGCCTCGAGGAGCATGCGGATGCGAAGATTGCGGTCCATGGGCGTCCTTCACCGCTTCTCGGAATTCGTGCGGCGCTCGGCCTGGGCGCGCCATTGCATCAGATCGGGCAGGGACATCGGGTCCATGGCTGGCGGCTGCCAATGAAAGACAACCGCCAGATCGGCCATGACGTCCTCTACTCGGTTTGGGAGGCTGCCTGCTTCGCGGCCGTCGGCAGCAAAAAATCCATTACCTCGCCGCCGAACTGCATCAGATCGGCGGGATCCATGGTGGCGTTCTGCAGGATGACCGGCGTGGTGATGCGTGGCGCAAGCTTATGCAGCGCATCGACGTCGAGCTGCGATAGCGCCATCAGCGTGAGGCCGCGCAGCTCGCCCGATCCGGGCTTGCGTACCATGATTTCGGTGCCCTTGGAGATCGAGACCTGCTCGCCGAGCTTCACGTCTTCATCGAGGACGAACTTGCGGATCTTCGGCTCGTTGCCCTGGGTGGAGTTCGTTTCCATCGATCAGATCCT